ACCCGTTCCTTGATAGCAGCATCCGAAATGAAATAGAACGCTTGCGTGATACCGATAGCGACTATTGGAGAATCTACGGACTTGGAGAACGTGGGATGAGCAGAGCCACCATCTTCCAATACGGGCAGGCAGAGATACCAACGGATGCCACGCTCTTATGTCACGGGATGGACTTCGGTTACACCAACGACCCAACCGCCCTTGTGGCGGTGTACAAGTCGGGGGACAACCTTTATGTGGATGAGCTTATCTACCGCACAGGGATGACCAACCCCGACATCAGCAACGTATTGAAGTCCCTAAACCTTGACAGACGCACGGAGGTATTTGCTGACTCTGCTGAACCCAAAAGCATCGAGGAGCTGCATCGTATGGGATGGAACGTGAAACCCACGCAGAAGGGCGCAGATAGCGTCATAGTGGGTATTGACGTGCTGAAGCGGCACAAACTATTTGTAACCCCACGAAGCAGCAACCTAATCAAGGAACTTCAGAACTACAAATGGGTAGAAGACAAGAACGGCAACCTGCTCAACAAACCGATAGATGCATTCAACCACGCCATAGATGCGCTGCGCTATGCAACGTATAACAAGTTGAGCAGACCTAACTTTGGCAGGTATGCCATACGCTAAAACTAAAAGGTTATTTTAATAATGGAACTAAAGGTAATTGTACCCACCGCCCTGTCGGAGATAACGCTTGACCAATACCAACGCTTTGCGAGGCTTGAGGGCGATGAGGAGTTCTTGACCCACAAGATGCTTGAGATATTCTGCGGAGTGCCTCTTGCCAATCTTCCCAACGTACGCATCAAAGACGTGAGCCATATCAGCAAGCACATTAGTGCGATGATAAACGAGAAGCCAAGCCTCACGCCAACCTTCACGATGGGGGACACGAAGTACGGGTTTATCCCTGAACTTGACAATATCACCTATGGTGAGTTCGTTGACCTTGACGGCTACCTGCAAGACGTGCAAGACCTGCACAAAGCGATGGCGGTATTGTATCGCCCTATCATAAGCGAGGTCAAGCATCGGTATCTAATAGAGCCATACGAGGGCGCAGGCAAGTACTCGGAGCAGATGAAGCAAGCCCCGATGAGTGTTGCTATGGGCGCAACGCTTTTTTTTTGGCATTTAGGGAACGAGTTACTGCAAGCTATGCTGACCTCTTTGGAGGCGAAGAATCAAACGAATACTCCAAGCAAGGACAATTCGCCAAGCAATGGGGATGGTATGCAACAATCTATCAACTTGCTAAAGGAGACATTAGGCAGTTTGAGTCAATTACACAACTTCCCATTCACCAATGCCTACACTTCCTCACCTTTGAAAAGCAAAAGCAAGAGGTTGAAAACGACCTAATAAAAAAGTCAATAAAATGAGACAGTTCTACGACATCACCACCAAACTAAAAGATACGCTTGAGGCCAATAGCCAAGTCAACGTGGTAACGACAGGCGATATCTTTGACATCGACCTAAACAAGCAGACCATCTTCCCTTTGTCGCACATCATAATCAACCAAGCAACATTCGAGGGACAGATAGTTCGCATGAACGTGAGCATTGTTTGTATGGACTTGGTAGATGAGACCAAAGAGAATCCACGCTTGCAAGCAGAGCCGTTCTACGGCATCAGCAACGAGCAAAACATACTGAACACGCAGCTCGCAGTCATCAACGATGTCATCACAGAACTACGCAGGGGGACTCTGTACACCGACCTTTATCAGTTAGATGGTACTGCTTCTTGTGTTCCCTTTAGCGAGAGGTTTGAGAACCTGCTTGCAGGGTGGACTGCAACCTTTGACGTGCTGCTTGCAAACACCGAGATAAGCGTTTGTTAAAATGGCACGGGAGGACTTGATTGCTGCGGTACTTATTAAGTTTGGCAAATATGTCATTCAACAGGCGAGGAGTAATCTCACCAAAGGCAAGCACAACTTCAACAAGACCCTTTACAATTCACTTCGGTATAGCGTGTACTACTCAAATGATAAGTTCTCAATGAGTTTCTTTATGGAGGACTATGGTGAGTTCCAAGACAAAGGAGTAAAGGGCGCAGGAGGCACAAGAAAGACCACAAGCGCATTTAAGAGAACAAATAACAAAGGCAAGATTTGGAAGCAGAAAGCACCGAATAGTCCATTTGCCTACAAGGACAAGAAGCCTCCTGTATCTGCATTCAAGGCTTGGGCAGAGAGCAAGGGGCTGAATCCGTTTGCAGTCCGTGAGTCCGTATTTCGGCAGGGTATCACTCCAACTAAGTTCTTTAGCACTCCATTTAATATCGCAATCAATAAGCTGCCACCCGAAATTGCTAACGCAATAAAAAATAGTTTCTAAAAAATGAGTACACCTACTTTATCACGCCCTGCAAGCTTATCAATGGCTCGTAGCCCTTTGTTTATCACAGGCAAGAATAACGCCCTTGCTGCTGACCAACTTGATGAGATGGACTTGTCGTTGTATATTTATTCGGGGGCAAAGACATTACCTGCAACGGCAAACTACGTTCTAAACAAGTCCTACTCCATCAACGAGGTAATCAACTACGAAATCAGCGACCTTGTGCGTTCGGAGTTCTACCACGACTTCAGCGTATGGGATGACATAGGCTATACGCAGAGTCCACAGGGTGAAGTATTGTGGGTTGCGCCTCTTGGTGAATGGACATTTTCTAATAATGGAGCCGCCCCTGACACGGCCATTTGGTCAGGCAATAACGCCCAAGCATTTATCGCAACCGATGGGTGGGCTACTCGCAACAACATTGCTCCTGTGGCAGTAAGTCAAGCCCTGCTTGCCACGACCCGCAATCGGCAGGTGCTTGTAGGCAACTACGAATCCCTTGCAATCAACAATAGCGCAGCTAATGCTTTGGGTGCAATACGCATCACTTGGCAAAGTGGGACTTCTGAATTGTTTACAACCACAGGCGGGGGTACTACCCCCCCAAGCCCTGCAAGCAACAATACCCAAGACCTTGTGATTTACGCAGGCGTAGGCCCTGCAAACCTTGAGGCTAATAACGAACTGCCAAGCAGGGTTAAGCCAAGCACCCAACCCAATGGCGGTGTGGGTAGTTACTACGATGTGATTCTATTGAATAACGCTGAATCGCCTGTTGAAATTACTCGTGTACGCTATTATGTAATCTGCGAACCCAAGTACGACCCTGTGCAGGTGGCGTTCATCAACCGCTTTGGCGTTGCTGACTTCATCACCTTCTTTAAGCGCAGCGATGAGCGTGGTAACTTCACGCAGGACTCATATCAAAAGAGCATCTACAACGATGGCTTCACCACCCCGTCTTTGGAGATAGGCAAGTACCAATCCTTCAACGTGAACTCTCGCAACACTCTAACCCTAAACACAGGGTTCGTTGACCAAAACTACGATGAAACGATTGAGGACATTTTGATGAGCGAGTATGTTGCGGTATATACCAATAGTAATTGGGTAAGTGCAGTTCCGAATCGTGGAACCATAGAATACCAAAAGAGCGTGAACACAAAGCTTATCAATTACACAATGTCGTTTGACTTCGGATTTGATGAGCGCAGTTTGGTACGATGAACAAGGTTGATATTTACGTCAATGGCTTCCGCCTTGACATCTTTGATGACGAGGAGATAAGCATCAACCTCTCGGTGCAGAACGTGCAGGACATCTCAAAGGTGTTCACGGACTTTACGCAGGGGTTTACCATTCCTGCAAGCCCACGCAATAACGAGATACTTCAGCACTACTACAACGCCAATATCACAAGTTCCGTTATCACTACGGAGACGGGCGGTAGCCCTGTATGGAATAGCATAGGCTTCACTTGGAATAGTTGGAACACGGCTTGGAACGCAGGTGCAACAACCACAAGTACTGCCAATACTTTTGATGGTAGGTTAAGGCAACCCGCAAGAATTGAAATAAACTCTTTACCATTCCGCACAGGGGTCATTGAGGTAGAGAACGTGCAGCTAAAAGGCACAGAGCCTTATGCATATACCTTGACGTTCTATGGGGAGGTTGTAACGCTTACGGACTTATTTGGCGAGGACTATCTGTATGACGTTGACTTCAGCGCATACGACCACCCCTATACCGATGAGGCAATCTATGATAGGATGACTACCGATACCTACGCTCCGTTGTTTTATCCGCTATGCAGTCCCGTTAAAAATTGGTACTATCAAAGCGCAGGTGGTGCGGGTGCTGATAATGTAAACAACATTGCTTATAGAACAGGTGGAGAGGGTGAGGGAAGCCAAGACAGAAGGGGAATCCGTTACTTTGAATTAAAGCCTGCTCTAAAGGTTTACGCCATTTTAGAAAGCATCGCTACAAAGTACGGCATCACTTTTACGGGTGAATTTGTAAACTCCGTGCCATTCCAAGACCTATCGCTATGGCTGCACCGTAAGGAAGGCTATATGTACCAAAACCAACCGAACGCAATAACCTACCAAAAGATAAACTTTCAAACAAGAACAGGGACTTACTTTAACCTTGATAATGATACTTTTGATATCCCTTCAAACTTTGGAAGTAAAGATGGTATTTTTGAATTCCTTATTAATGTTGCCACATTAAGTCAAATTGCAAATTTTGCTATTTATGTTAATGGTGCATACCGAATAAGTAAAGTGGTAACATCAACAGGGTCATTCATTTTTAGCGGTATAGAGTTAGAGGATGGAGATAGGATTAGTTTACGTGTAAAAAGCCAAAACAATAGTACGCCTTTAACCTATAGGGTAGCGAATTGGAATATGGACTTTATTCCTGATGCCCCCGTGCCTGCGTTTTCCTTCGGTACTGCCTCAATGACTTCAAGTGCTACCATAACGGCAACGGTGAGAGTGTCGGAATTGATGCCCGAAATAAAAATCAAGGACTTCATTGCAGGGGTTCTGAAGATGTACAATATGGTAATCGTGCCAACCACGACTAACACATTCCTGCTTCAGCCGTTGGAGGATTGGTACGCAGCAGGAACCGATAAAGACTTCCAAGACTATTTAGATATCACGGAATATACGATAGACCGCCCACCGCTATACAAGGAGATAGAATTTAAGTACCAACCGACAGAGCAGATACTTGGATTCCAATATCAGCAGACCAATGACGTTGGCTTTGGTGACTTAAACACAACCTTTACTTTTGATGGTGAGGAGCTGCTTATTGAAGTGCCGTTTGAATGCCCGTTGTTTGAGAGGCTGACAGACCGCCACGATGATACGCTAACCAACGTACTCGTGTACAAAAGCATTACAAGCGATGCAAATGAGGATGGCACGTTTAATCCATACTTGGGCGCACCTATCTTATTCTACGGCTACTTTGATAATTACGACTTAAGTGAGAACCCGATAGGATTTGTAAACTTGGATGGTACTCACGAGCGAGTTGACATCGCTTGGTATGCCAATACCTCAAACCGATACTCAAGCGCAGCAGCATCGCATTCTATTTGCTTTGGTGGGGACATAGACCCTTTCCATTTTGAAGCGGTAAACAAAAGCCTTTACTATACCGAGTATTTTAACTACATCACCGACCTATACGCCAAGAGCCGTAGGTTGTACAACGTAGAAGCGGTGTTACCCATCGGCAAGATTATCACGCTGAACCTTCAGAATGCAATCATTTGGAACAACACCAAGTACCTAATCAACAACGTGAGTCTAAATATGACCACAGGCAAAGCATCATTTGAACTCCTCAACGTAGTATGAAGACAGGATATTTAAGTTATTTAATTGAAATACTAAACTCGGATGAGTGGCTTGGCGCAGGTGACTGCGTTGAAATTGCCAAAGGCAAGAACAAACTACCCGAAGGATGGAACGAATATATTAAGCTACAATGGCGGCAGTTGAAATAATTGAGATTAAAGGGGATGCTACATCCGCTATCGCTGCGCTTAAAGCCGTAGGGATAGAGGCCGACAAGACACAGGCAAAAGCCAAAGAGAGCAACGATGCCATCAAAGATGGCCTTGAGGCACTTGACAAGCGCACAGGCGGAGCCGTCTCAGCATTCAAGAGCTTACAGAGTGGTATTGGTGGTGCGGTAAAGTCCTTTGGTACACTCAAAGGAGCAATCATTGCTACGGGTTTAGGTGCGCTGCTTGTCGCAGTAACATCGCTTGTCACTTACTTTAAGAACACCGAGCGTGGTGGTGATGCATTAGCGGTTGTTCTTGGCGCACTTGGCGCAGTCGTTGGCAAACTGACGGATGTACTCGTTAAACTTGGAGAAGCATTATTTAAGACCTTCAGCGACCCGAAGCAAGCATTGATTGACTTTGGCAACGCCCTCAAAGAAAACATTTTTAACCGAGTTGAAGGTTTGCTTGAGCTGCTTCCTGCTTTGGGTAAAGCAATCAGTCTTGCGTTAAAGGGTGAGTTCTCCGCAGCAGCGAAGACCGCTGCCGATGCAGCAGGCAAGGTTGCGCTTGGAGTTGAGAACGTCACCGACAAGGTTGCAGGTGCAGTCAATGCAATCGGTGAACTCGGCAAGTCAGCAATAGCAGCAGCCAAAGAGGGAGCAAGAGTCGCAGGATTATTAAATGACGTAGAAGATGCAGAACGTGCGCTAATCGTACAACGTGCAAAGGCCAACAAGCAGATAGCGGAGGCACGATTCATTGCTGATGACCTAACCAAAAGCACAGAAGAACGTATCGCTGCGGTAGAGAAAGCAGGAGCGTTAGAAGAAGAAGTGGCGGCAAAAGAAGTAGCAAACCAAAAGTTGAGGCTTTCAGCTCTTAAAGCGCAGTCAAGAATATCGGAGGTAAACGAGGAGCAGTTGGTAGCCATTGCAGAGGCAGAGGCTCGTGTTTTGGAGTTAGAGCAGGCGAGCATCGCTCGCAAGCGCAGGCTTGGTACTGAAGTAAAGGGATTAAGGGCAGAGGAGAAAGCAGCAGCCGATGAGAAGATAAAAGCCGAAGAAGCCTTTGCAGCATTGCAGGAGAAGGCATTATCAGACTTTGATTTGCAGCAGAGCGCATCATTGGATAAGGCATACGAGATGCTACTCACCGACCAACAACGTGAGATAAACGCAGTTCGTGATAAGTACTTTGCCTTGCTTCAGTTGGATGAATTGTCGGCAGAGCAGAGGATTGCTCTTGAGGAGAAGCAGTCAGCAGAGATTGTTGCTATCACAAAAAAGACAACGGATGCTCAAACGGCATTGGAGAAGGCGGCACAAGATGCAAAGGCCGCAATGGTTAATCAATCCATTGATGCGGTACAGGGTGCGCTTGGTGCATTATTCAAGAATAGCAAAGCCGTAGCATCAGCAAATGTGCTTATAGATGCAGCGCAAGCAGCAGTCGGAATCTTCAAGAATAGCACCTCCCTACCCGAACCATTTGGCTCTATCAATCGTGGTATTCAGTTGGCAGCACTTGCAGCAACAACCGTTGCATCAATTCGTGACATTAACCGAGCGCAGCCTACGGGAGGCGGCTCAACGCCATCAACACCTACATCTACCCCTACTGCGCCATCACAACCACCGCAGTTTAACATCGTAGGACAGGGTGGTGTGAACCAACTTGCACAGAGCATAGGAGGTCAGTTCAGCCAACCCATCCGTGCATACGTTGTGGGTGGTGACGTAACGACCTCGCAACAACTACAACGCCAAAGAGTAAGAACCGCAACATTCGGATGATGAAACTAATTGAACTTATACTTGATGAAACGATGCTCCTCACGGGCATTGATGCAATATCCCTTGTAGAATATCCTGCGATTGAGGAGGATTTCATTGCGCTGAACTCACAACGTGTGGAGTTCGCTACGCAGAGCGATGAGAAGCGCATCCTTATGGGAGCAGCACTCGTACCCAACAAACCCATCTACCGAGCCGAAGGGCAAGAGGAGTTCTACGTTTACTTCAGCGAAGCAACCATTCGCAAAGCAAGCGAGATGTTCTTTCAGAAGTCCAAGCAGAACAACGCTACGCTTGAACACGAGGTAGGCATCAACGGCCTTACGGTTGTAGAGTCTTGGATTATAGAAGATGAGGTACACGACAAGAGCAAGAAGTACGGCTTTGATTTGCCCGTAGGCACTTGGATGGTATCTATGAAAGTCAACAACCCCGAGATTTGGACAAACTTTGTCAAGACAGGAAAGGTCAAAGGATTCTCTATTGAGGGGTACTTCGTGGACAAGCTAAACCTTGCCAAGCAAGAGATGGCACACCTTGAGGAGCAGGAAGCAGCGTTGATGCTTGCACAGATTGTCGCTATCATAAAAAGGGATGGTCGTAAGAAGTCGGGAACACGCACCGAGATGGCCTCGTATTCTGACTACCCTGATGCGGTAAAGAACAACGCCAAGCGTGGCATTGAACTAAACGAGAAGAACGGCAACAAGTGCGCTACTCCTGTTGGTAAGGTAAGGGCGCAGCAGCTCGCACAAGGCAAGCCTGTAAGCGTAGAGACCATTACACGGATGTACTCGTACCTATCAAGAGCCGAAGAATACTACGATGAGAACGACACGCAAGCCTGCGGCACAATATCGTTCCTGCTATGGGGTGGTCTTGCAGGCAAGAGGTGGGCAGAATCCAAACTAAAAGAACTTGGCAATGTATAGACCCATGAAACTTCCCGTTGCATCACCGAGAGGTGGCAATCGTGGATGCTTATGCAAAGACAACACCTACAAGTCCACCTGCTGCGATGGCTCATTGCAAGCGCAAGGGATAGGCTCGTTAGTAGGTCAAGGCATAAGCGTTAGGATAAGAGGCGAGGAGTGGCAGACCATCAACACCCGATGGGAGTCCACAAATACGCTATGGCAAGACCTTTAAAAATGTTACAAATAATCAAAACCCCTTTAATTAGTTAGATATGAAAGCAAACAATATCCTAAACCGCATCCTTGCCGAACTGTCCTCCATCCGTGAGGTTAAGTTCGAGCAAATGAACCTTGAGAACGGAGCCGTTCTTGAGGCAGAATCATTTGAAGCAGGTAACGAAGTCTTTGTCGTAAGTGGCGATGACCGAGTTGCTGCTCCGATTGGCGAACACCTCCTTGAGGATGGCCGTATTTTGGTCATTACCGAAGAAGGCCTAATCGCTGAAATTAAAGAAGCTGCTACCGAAGTAGAGGTAGAAGTTGAAGCCCCCGAAGCAGAGGTAGAACTCGCAGAGGTAGAGGTAAAAGAAGAAGCCCCTGCGGTAGTTGCAATCATCGAGAAGGTTCTCGAGGAGATTTCAATGATGCGCAAGGAGATGAAAGTAATGCGTGATGAGATGGGCGGATACGCCAAGAAGGAGGAGATGGCTGCGGTTAAAGCAGAACTATCTGCCGCACCTGCTGCGAAAGCCATCAAACACAATCCCGAAACAAAGCAAGTCCAAAAGATGAGTGCCAACCGCCCCGAACGGACGATTGACCGAGTCCTTGCACGAATCAATAAATAATAAATATAAAAAATGGCAACTGTAACTTCAATTACTACAAACTACGCAGGAGCGTTTGCAAGCAAGTATATCTCTGCTGCACTTCTTTCTGCTAACACGCTTGACAAAGGTCTCATCGAGATTCTTCCAAACGTAAACTACCGCACCACCCTTCAGAAGGTGAACACTAACGACATCGTAAAAGATGCAACTTGTGATTTTGATGCAACTTCTACCTTGACTTTGACCGACCGCATCCTTGAGGTTGAGCCATTCCAAGTGAACTTGCAGCTTTGCAAAAAGGACTACTACGATTCTTGGATTGGTGGTCAGATGGGCTTCTCTGCCTACGATAGCATCCCTGCTTCTTTCGCTGACTTCCTTATCGCTCACGTTGCTTCAAAGACTGCCCAAAAGATTGAGCAGAACATTTGGAACGGAAACGCTGCAAGCGCAGGTGAGTTTAGCGGCTTCCTTTCTTTGATGACTGCTGACTCTGACGTTATTGACGTAACCGCTACAACCGTAACTGCTGCAAACGTAATCACCGAGCTTGGTAAAGTTGCTGATGCTATCCCTTCTGCCCTTTACGGAAAAGAAGACCTGCAAATCTTTGTCCCACAAAACGTAGCGAAGGCTTATGTACGCGCTCTTGGTGGGTTCGGAACTTCAGGTCTTGGAGCCAACGGTGTTGACAACAAAGGCACAATGTGGTATGGTCAAGGAGATTTGTTCTTTGACGGCATCAAGGTTGTAATGTGTAACGGCTTACCTTCTAACAAGATGGTCGCTGCTCAAGCAAGCAATATGTTCTTTGGAACAGGTCTTTTGAACGAGCGCAACGAAGTCCGTGTTCTTGATATGGCTGACCTTGACGGTTCAGACAACATCCGCGTAATCCTTCGCTTCTTTGCAGGAGTTCAGTACGGAATCGGAGCTGACGTAGTCCTTTACTCTTAATCCGAGTTAATGTAAATCAAGAGGGGGCTTGGGCTATGTCCTCGCCCTCTTTTTTAATTCTAATAAAACA